GATATTTCCACTACCTAATATCGATGTATTGTTTATTGTTTTAATGTTAGTACCACTTACAAGGGTATCTTGTTTGTTATTTAATTCTGATGTTGTAGCATAATCTAATTCAATCACACTAAATCTAGTATTAGCTGTTTTAGGTACTTGAATTATTGTTATTTTGCCTTTCTGTTCTGTATCATTATATAAAGCATAAGATATTAAACCTTCATACATTCCAGGATAATTATTCAATGCAATTATAATAAGATATTGAACCGCTGCTAATGTTTCACCAAAATATCCATTTATTTTTAGTACTGCTGGTTTATAAGTATATATATAGTCTATATCTTTTTGTTGTGCATAAATTTCAGAACCATCGCCTCTTAATTCTAAATCTAATTCATAAAAACTTGCGAAGCCTGTATGCCCTGATGTTGCATAATCAAGGTGTCTTAATCTAGCGTGGTCTGTAGTTCCACCTGTATTTACTACTACATTTTCTTCTTCTACACCTATTTCATCTTCTAGGTTTTCTTCTTCTACTCTTATTTCATCTTCATACATATTTACACCTCATTTTTTGGGAATGTTGCCTCTTTTGTTATAGATAATATACCTTTTGCTATTGTTCTTGTATATGTGTCTATTTTTACTTCTATATCATATACATAATCCCCATAATCTAATCCGTTTGTATCTTCTGGATTTATTGTAAAATGATAATAATAATTCTCATCAAAGTCCATATCATCTATTGTCTTTTGAAATACTACTTCTTCGTTATAATTATTATTTTTAACTGTGAAATATATATTTTCCGCTTCCGTTGTTATAGGTTCTCCATCTCTTTTTCTTTGAAAATAGTATGAATGAGTGTCCCCTCTTGTTATTTCCATCAAATCACTTCCTTATCATATTTTTTATTTCTTTTATATCATTAACATTTTCTTGCACTTGTCCTTCAACTTTATACATTCTTTCAACTAAATTATTATGCTTATTTACTTTTTCTTCTAGTTGTTGAAGTCTAAAGTTGGTTAATTTAGAAGTCGCCATAATACCGCCTAGCGTTCCTATAATTGTTCCAGCACATGATAAAAGTCCAACAATAATTTCTGGTTGCATTTTGACCACCACCTATCTACCTTAAATTATAACACATATACCATTTTAGTCAATTTTAAAAGGAAGCCTATTGCTTCCCTATAATTAATGCATAAAACAAATATGTTAGTGTAAATTCCATTAATCCAAGTACAATTAACAATAATCCCGTTTTTATTCTATTCTCCATGCACATCTCATTATTCTATCACTTGGATTAAATGTATCCACTAATACACCATTTATTAATGCTGTAATATGCCCATTCATTGTTATTGCATAACGTCCGTATGGATGTTCTCTTGCAAATTCTCCAACTGTTTTAGCATAGTGGCATTCTCTAGGATATCTATCATCTAAATAATCTTCAACAAATTCTACTCTGTCAAACATTAATCCTACATCACCTGCTAAATCAGTTAATTCATCGTAAGTTTCATTCCACGTTCTATCAGTTAATACACTTATACTTCTTACTACACAATCGGCAATATCTCTACCCATAGGGTTTGCGTTATAGTAGTCAAACATATTACATCATACTTCTTTGTAATGTTTCTTTTAATTGCTGTTTTTGCTGTGGTGTTTCTGCTTCTTCGTGTAATACTCTAATAAAATCTTCTAATGCTTTTACCATATAATGGAATGATTTGTCAGTTTCTTGTCCTGCACCATATCTTTCTCTAGCTTCCATATATCTACCATATTCACCATGCATTCTATCAAGTTCTTCTTCACCACGATATTTCATATCATAGCCACGACGTCCATAGTTGCCATAGTTTCCATATTGTTCACGTCCATAACTATCATATCCAGGTCTACGTCCGTAATTTCCGTACATATTATCTTCCTCCTTTGCCATTTTATTTATCTTTGTTAATTTATAAAGATGGTCTAAATTATTTGTTGTTATGCCTTCTTTTAATATCTTATTTATACTTTCTTCGGTTTTCTTTTCTAGTGTTTCGTTCATATTTAACTCCTTTCTTTAAGGATTTTTAGTATTTCTTCTTGGTTTTTTATTATTTTTTTAAAAAACTTTTCATCTTGTAATTGTAGTTCTTGCATTAAATCACTATTGTTATAATCTTGAAATAAGATTTGTAAACTTATTATTTGTAATAATAATGAAAGGTTATCTATTGTATTCATTATATTCGACTTATACTAAATGTTGCGTTAGTTATAATTGCTTGAGTAGTTGATATTGGTGTTGTAGGTGCTGTTGGCGTTGGTACACTTGGAACACTTTGAACTGATATGTTAGTAGTTCCTCTAGGGCATACTCTTAACTTTTTATCAAATGACACAGTTTCATAATCATCAGCTGCTGCAATAGTTACAGCTCTAACCGTGTCGGGGATCATTACACCATCTTGAAATAAGGCTATGGCGATTACCCCAGGTGTTGTTGTACTTACTGAAGCACTAAATTCTACATCATAATAACCTGTATATCCGTTTCCAAAGATTTTAAAATTAGGGTTTCCATTTGAATAATCTAACCATCCATTACATGAAGCACATCTAGTTCTTATATCAGTTTCATCAAATACAACTGGACTAGCATTACTTGGCAACGCTAATGGTTCATTTATAATTGTTTCTATCATATATATTCTCCTTTCTTAATAAAAAAATAAGGATAGAACGTGCCTATCCTTTTTGTTAGCAAGTTCTCGTATTCGAGTTAGTAGTATTCTACTCTATGCTTATTAAATAAATTGACTTGTTGTGAAGCCACCACATCCACATCCATTGTTGCAAGTGAATATTGGTTGATTTCCGTAAACTGGTGTTGTTCCAACAGGGCAGTTCTTTAACTCGTTATACACACCTGTTGTAATTGCTTGAGTTTGAGCTATTTGTGAAGCTCTTAAATCAGCCATTTGTAGTTCTCTTTGAAGGTCTGCTATCTTTTCGTTTTTAGCGTCTATCTTATCAGAACATAACTGGTCTAATATTCTTTGAGTATTAGCTGTATTAGAAGATATAATATCTCTAATTCCGTTGCTTAATGCTTCACGGTCAGCACAGTTCTCACTTATAACAGTTGCGTTTAAGTTAGCTAAACCTAATCTGTTTTCAAAACCACTATTTAATACTGATGTATTTAAACCATAAAAACCATTGCTTACAGTTTGGTTCATATCAGCACAGCAGTTACATAATTGGTTAGATAATGAATAAATACCACTATTAATAGTGTCTAATTGGTTTGATAAGTGTAATGTATCAAATCCTTGATTTGTGTTTTGCATGATTTCTTTTTGTCCATTAGATAACCAAGCATAGCCATTATCAAAACCACCACCAAATCCACCATTACCATTGTTTCCCCAGCCGAATAAAGCTAAAAGAACAATAATCCATAGTGCATCAGCTCCAAAACCATTACCAAAACCACCGTTATTGCCATACATTACTGGGTATGGATAAGCGTTGTTGTTAGTAGCTAGGTCAACTGTAGGAACTATTCCGTTTGATCCGTTCATAATATTCTCCTTTCTTAATAATATTTATATCAACGTTATTGAACGTTAATACCTTCTTTTGCTTGTTTTAAAGTTTCTTCTGGAACACCAAATTGTTTAGCTCTTTCAAATAAACCGTTTAATTGTTCAGGACTATAATCTTTTGTTACTTGTTTTAACATATCCATTGGATTACTTTTGTTTTTTTGAGCTTGTTCTACCATTTGAAACATTTGAGGGTTTCTCATTTTTAATTGTTGCATTAGTATTTGCATCGGGTTCATTATTAATCATTCCTTTCAATTCATTTATTTGTTGTTGTAATAAACTTATTTGAATATCTTTTTCATCTTTTTCTATTATTTCTGTTAGCTCATAAGACTTAATTTCACCTTTAGCATTTTTTACCCATAATACACTCATATCTTTTGTAAAATATGGTGTATCAGTTACTACAAACGCTTTTTGCACTTCATCAATAGAACTAGCATATTTCATTCCACTTTGATTAGTTGGTGCTATTTGAAAGTTTTGTGTAAGATTAGTAGGTTGTGGTTGTTGCATTTGTGTTCTTAATCTTTCTAATTCAGTTATTTGCCTACTTATATTTTCTAAATTAGCTTGTTGATATGGATTATTAAACATATTTACCTCCTATATTAAAAAAAGAGGACAGCAGGGTTACTACGGCAACCTAATGTATAATATACATCTGCTATTCCTCCAATCTGTAAACTTCGCAAATGCGTTTTAAACAAATGTTCTTCGTTTACGTTTACATTAAACCATAAAAAAAAGAACCCTGAGGCTCATTTAGAGGTCATTTAGAGTTCTTTTCTATAATATCTAATATTTTTGGTAAACGCCTTTTAATTGAGCTTTGAGAGTAGCCTACTTCTGCTCCTACATCTACTTGCGTCCAACCTTTTAAATAATATAATTTTGCTATTTTTCTATCTATTTCACTTTTAATAAAATTATCTATAATATACTCCCATTTAGAGTTCGGAAGTTCAAATAAGTCTTTACTTACGTTTTTTGGTCTTGCTTGAGCCACTTTTTACTATCCTTTTTCTTCTATGGTCTCTTACAACTCTTTTGGTTTGTTTTACCCTTGCCATTATTCACCTATATTTTGATTAATTTCACTATTTTCTATATCATTTGCACTTTGTGAAGTTTCAACTTCCGTTGGTAAATAGAAATATATCATTATACCTGCAAACATTAATAATATAACTACTAACTCTATTATAGCAATTATACCTAATCGTTTATTGGTTCTTTCCAT